GAGTCCATCGCGCGATTGATGGGCGTACCGCTCCACCTGCTCCAGTACCCAGGCGGCAACAGCTCGTACAACAGCGTTGAGATCGTCAGCATTGAGTGGCTGCGCCTTGGGCTTGGACCACTCGTCACGCGCCTAGAGGCTGGCTTGCAGCGTCTCGTTCCAGGTGCCGATCAGACCTTCATCAAGTTCACCCTTGACGGCCTGCTCCGACCTACGACCAAGGAGCGCTACGACGCATACGCCATCGCGCTGAATAACGGCATCCTGTCGCTCAACGAGATCCGCCGTCTTGAGGATCGCGCAGATGTGGTCGGCGGCGACGAGCACTACAAGGCGCTCAACATCGGCGTAGTTGGTCAGGACCCACAGGCTTGAGCTACATCATTGTTGACCTAGACGGCACGCTCATCCTTGACAATGAGCAGCCGAATCAGCCGCTGATTGATCTCCTCAACGAGGAGGTCATGTCTGGCGACAAGCAACTCATCATCGTCTCGGCTCGCAGCATTGAGCGCCTGCAAGAGACGCGCGCATGGCTTCAGGAGTACAAGGTCGCAGGCATTGAAGAGGTCCACCTCAACGACTTTGAGGGTTCACCCTTTGCTACCGGCTTGGCGTTTAAGGAGTTCAAGTACGGCCTCCTCAAGGAGCAGTACGGCGCAGAGTTGGAGTACGCCATTGACAATGATCCAGCCGTGCGCGAGATGGCTCGCGGCTTGATGATCGAGGCGTATTCGCCTGACGAGTATCTCAGCGACGAGGAGCGCGTCTTGCCAGATGCCTACCGTCCTGCCGGAACCGACGGCGCACCAGAGGGTCAGAACTGCGGCAACTGCTCGTTCTACGAGGCTGGCTATTGCAGCAAGTGGGATGCCCAAGTCAAGCGAGATTACTACTGCGCGGCGTGGGCACCAGCCGAGGACGGCTATCGCGCTGTCTACGAGGTGCCGAACTACATCCGTGACGCAGCTGCTCGCGGCTTGTCATTCGTAGAGGACGGCCGCGCAGGCGAAGGCTTGCAGCCACAGACCATCGCCGAGGCGCGCGAACTCGCAGCCGGTCGAGCAGACACCGACAAGGTGATCCGCATGGCTGCCTGGATTCGCCGTCATCGTGGCGACTGGGAAGGCGTGCCACAGAATCAGGATCAGGACAACGAGGACTTCCCAGGTCCAGGCGCTGTTGCTGGCTTCCTTTGGGGTGTGGAAACAACTGACCGCGAAGCAACTGATCGCGTACTCTCGTGGGCAGATGCTTTGATCGCGGCTGAAGATAGGGAGATCATTGATATGAAAGAGAAAGAAACTCGCTCACTTCCGATTGGCGAGTATCGTCTTGCCGAGGCTGATGCTGACGGTCAGCGCACCTTCAGCGGCTACGCTGCGATCTGGAACAGCGCGAGCGCTGGTCTGCCATTCGAGGAGCGCATCGCGCCAAGCGCCTTCAAGCGTTCACTGGCTCGCGCATCCGCAGGGCAGAAGATCATCTCCTTCCTGTTTGGTCATGACGAGACGCGCGCTCTGGCAACGACCGCGAGCGGCCGCCTTCAGTTGACCGAGGACGAGACTGGTCTGCGCGTTGAGGCGAAACTAGATCCAGCCGACCCAGACGCTGCCAAGGTCATCTCGATGCTGACGCACGAGAGCGCCGCTGCCGGTATGTCATTCGGCTTCCAGAAGGTTCAGGATTCGTGGGATGGCAATCAGCGCACGATCAAGGAAGCCAACCTGTTCGAGGTGAGCATCCTTGCTGCCGGTGGTCAGACCCCTGCCTACCCTGCAACCCTTGGTCTCACGGCAATCCGTCAAGTCACTGCGCCAAAGATCGGCGTAGAGGCTGAGGCGTTGATGGCCACACTTGAGTCAGTCAAGGCTGGACGAGAACTGTCCACCGAGGAAGTGGCTGTCATTGATGCTGTTCGCTCCAAGCTCGCGCCAAAGCAGGAGAAGGTCGTTGACCCATCCGTCGCTATGGCAATGCTCGCTTTGGAAGCGGCAGAAGGTGAAGCACTCTAGGTCTCGTGCCTGCGCCCCACCGCCCTGAGTAGGCGAGTCCGCGTTAGAGCAACCCACCGAGGAGAGCAAAGAAGATAGTCCGCCTATGCGCGGAGAAAGGAAGTGGACACTATGTCCGACTTCGCAAATCTCGCTGACAAGCGAGCACACCTCCTTACGGAGGCTCGCGGCATTGCCGTAGAGGCCGCCGATAAGGGCATCGCCCTCGAGGGCGAAGACAAGGCGCGCTTCGAGAAGCTCGTCGCAGAGGCTGGTACGCTTGCCGAGGCGATGAAGTCCGAGAAGAACGCTACGGAAGCACGCAAGGCTGCTGACGAGGCTCGCGCCGAGTTCGCCGCTGTTGTTGCTCCTTCGGCTCCTAAGACCAAGACCGACTCCGAGCGCCTTCGAGCACTCGGTCTCGCCGGTGGTACGGAGATCTTTGAGCAGCGCGATGTGACCAAGAGCAGCAACCTGGGTGACCCTGTGTCAGTATTCCCACGAGTTAATGTCGTGGCTGCGCAGATCAACCCATTCATCAACCCAGCAGTGGTTAATGTGATTCAGGTTGCAACTGGTAACGCAATCAAGTTCCCACGAGCCACGGCTCTTGGGACCGCGACTGCACCAGGCGAAGGTGGAACGATTGTTGAAAGTGACCCAACGATGGGCACGCTTCAGTTGACCCCAAGCGGCTACAAGATTCTCGTTCAGGTGAGCGAGGAACTTGTTGAAGACTCAGCCTTCTCACTCGCCGACTTCATCTCGGATGCGGCCGGTGGAGCTGTGGCGGTAGCACATGGGGCCGCCGCTGGTACCGCTGTTGTGAACGCTTCAACCCTTGGTGTAACTGGTGCGACTTTCGTGCCTACATATGCCGAGCTGAACTCGCTCCAGTACAGCGTTCGTCAGCAATACAGGACGGCCCCTAAGGCTGGCTTCTTGATGTCCGATGCGACCCTTGGAACCATCCTTGGGATCACATCGTCCAGCGTTCCGCTCTTCCAGCCAGGTGGCCAGGGTGGCCCTGATCGCCTTCTTGGCAAGCCTGTCTACACTGCCGGCGGCATCGCCGACATTGCAGACAACGCAAAGCCAATTCTCTTCGGAGATTTGGGGCAGATTGCGACTGCACTCGTGGGAGGCATCACTGTCTCCGTATCGCGTGAGTACGCTTGGAACCTTGGTTTGGTGTCGTACAAGGTCGAGGTTCGCGGCGCGACCGGCCTTCTGCAGCCAGATGCAGTCAAGCACTACGCCTGCAACTGATCCGTCAGTAGCTAGGTTTAGTCAGTGGGGATGGGGAGCCGCCTCGGCGGCTCCCCTGAACCGCAAGTAAGGAGATCAATGCTCGTTCGACTTTGCAAGCGACGCGGTGAATATCCAAGCGGCTCAATCGTTGACCTGCCACAGGCAGAGGCGGAGAGCCTGATTGGGTTTGGCTTGGCTGAGGCTGTTGCAGATGTCGACGCAGAGGCACCAACGCGGCTCGTAGAGCGCGCGAAAGTATCAAAGGGTATGAGGACTGCTACCATCTCGCAATCGGAGCCTAGCGTCGCTCCTGAAGGGGAATAATGCTAAAGAATGGGCAGGTCACGATTGGCACAACTCCGACCCTGATCACGACAGGTGTAGTCGGTGCATCGTGGGTGAGCCTACACATGAGCGGCAACACAACTGTCTATGTTGGTGATGCAGCCGTGACCACCTCCACCGGTATGGAACTGCACAAGGGAGTCACCGTAACGATCTGGCTGCCAGAGGCTGACAAACTCTACGGCGTAGTAGCGTCATCAACGCAAGTCCTAACCTACCTACATACAGGAGGCCGCTAATGAGTTATGCATCCCTCTCAGAGTTCAAGGCAGCCGTGGGGATCACCGATTCGACCGATGACACCGCGCTTCAGTCGGTGCTCGACGCAACCGACACGCTGATCGATCTGTACTGCGACCGTAAGACCGGCTTCGGCACCGCGTCGGAGACACGCTTCTACACGGCGGAGGACTACGAGTATGTGCTGACCGACGATCTCGTCAGCGTCACCACGCTCCAGACAGACGATGACGCGAACGGCACCTACGAGACCACCTGGACGAGCGGCACTGACTATGTGCTGGCTCCGCGCAATGCTGCGCTGGATGGCTTCCCTTACACCGAGATCGATACGAGCGTCACTTGGCCGCGCAACTTCCCCAAGGATGTCTATCTCGGCGTGAAGGTCGTTGGCGTGTTCGGCTTCCCATCGGTACCGGCTGCGGTCAAGCAGGCGGAGATCATTCAGGCTGGCGCTGTCTGGAACAGCCGCACCGCGCCATTCGGCGTGATCGGATCGGCTGACCTTGGCGGCATCCTGCGGATGAGCCGCGCTCTGCACCCAGAGGCTGCGCTGATCCTTGAGCCGTACCGCAAGCGCGGCGGCTTGGCACGATGACCGACCTGACCATCCTTGAAGCCATTGCAGCTCGGCTGACGGCGCTCACGCCGCCGAC